ACCCACGCACCGGATGCGGGCGATAATTCGGATGCGAACTTCTCGACGGGATCGACCGGAGCGCGCGGCGTGGGTTTCGGCGCCTTTTCGAGTGCGTTTTTGCCCGCCTCGAGCTGCGCCAGCTTCGCGGAGTTATCCGCCATCTGCCGCTGCGCCTTCGCGGCCGCTTTGAAGTCCTGTGCGGTCATGGCATCGGCGTATTGGGCTTCCAACACGTCGTTTGCCTGCGTCACACGGTCTATTGCGGACTTGACGAGGTCGAGTTGAGATGTTTGCGCAGTCTGCCGGGCGTCAGCCTCGCCCTGCGCGGCCTCGCGGGCGTGACTTTCGGCTGCCAGACGGGCGGCTTTTTCCTCCGCGAGCTGCTGGCGGAGCTTTTCGACGCCCTCTTCAGTCGGAATCTCGGTCCTTTTTGTCTCGGGCGCAGCTTCGGCGCCCGTTTCGACCTTGATTTCGGGTTGTTTGTCCGCGGGTGACGTCGTTTGGCCCGCTGCCGCGTCGAGTGCGTCGATGTCTAACGTGATTTCGTCGGTTGGGGTTGACATGTTTACCACGCCATTTGTGGATTGGCGATGCGGAGACGGATCTGATCATCAAACACGAGCCTGCAGGTAACGAAATCAGTTCGCGTGAGTGCGTTGGCGTGAGTACTCAAATCAAATGCCCATGTATCAGACGGGCGGAATACGACCCAGTCATGAAGTTTGATATCAAGCGCCTGAAACTGACATCCTGGACCGATTTTCACGACGAGACCAACCTTGCCCTGATAGATGTCTTCCTTCAGAGTATTGTCTGTGAAGGCAATGCCACCTGGGCTCGTATTGGGGCGGCGATAAATCGCGATCAATACTTCATTTCGTGCGATTTCGACACTTTCCAGTTCGCCCAATTTATCAAGAATTTCCTGCTTCGGATCGGGCGGTAGGTCTGGTTTCTTCAAAGCTTGTGGCATAGGTTACCGGGTGTTGATTGTTGTGTTGACTTCGTCACAGTAAGTGTCGCCGACGAGCTTCAGTGCCTGGAATTCGCCGACCAGTCTCATGTAGGCGGAATAGTCCTTCACGGCTTGGCCGGCGCATAGAATGGCGGTGATATCCCTCATGCGTTCGCCAATGCGCTCTTTGAGTTCGTGTTCGAATTGGGTGTTGAGGGTGGGCATCAAGCTGCGACCGAGGATTCCTCTGCGAAAGCATTCTCTAACATGCGGATGAGATTCGGCGCTCTGTAATTGAAGATATCGGGAATATTCAACACAGTGATTTTATCAACAGCCCACGGAAAGCGATTGACGATGGCGTCCTTATGATGATCCTCCATGCAGTAGATAGAATCCGCCCATTCGATTAAATTTGCATGCGCGGGCGGCAATGCAGCCTCCATCGTTCCGCAATTTCTCGTGTTCCAACCGAGTGCAGTCACTGCCCATTGAGCTGCCGTAGCACTCCGGAGCATGCCTCCACTGCAAACAAATAGTGCGCGTTTGAAATTTCCCTGGGCCGCCAAATTCAGTTGGCCCAGATGTGGGCGTTCTTCCATGCTCACGGCCGCGCCCTCGCCGCCTTCTCCAGCCGCCCCAATCCTCCGCCAGCCCCCGTCTCAATCGGGTACCCCTTCGGATTCAGCGGCTTCCCGCCGTCCTTCTCCAAAATCCGTCCACCCGCCTTGCGCATCGGCGGCGGTGCGCCGGCCGGCATCACGCCTACCGGCGGTGGCGGCGGGGCCCCCTGGTGCAGCCCGACCGGCCCACCCGGAGGCGGCGCACCGGCAGCCATCGGCGGCATGGCCGGACGCGGCTGTGCGCCACCCTGCGGTGCCACGATGATATTGATGTTCGTCTTGCCCTTCGTGCGACCACCGCCCTTACGCGCGAGCCGTCCCGAAACCGGTCGCGTCCCATCATTGACTGCTGGCCCACCCTTCGCGCGTCCCACGCGGCCACCCGAGCACTTGGAGCAGCCGCATCCGCTCTTGTGGATCACCTCCTTCATGAGTTGGCGATCTTGCGCGGCGTCCTTGTGCACTTCGCCGCCGCGCTTCATGCCCCCGACATGTTTGATTCCCGCGCGTTCCTGGTTGGCTGCCTTCACGTCACGGTTGATGAGGGAATTTGCAGAGAGAGCCCCGCCGGCCGCGCGGGGCTTGCGGTCGGCGCGTGCTGGTGCGGCTTCTCCCGCAACCTTTCCTCCGCGCCGAAATTGTCTGCGAGAAATGGGCCGCGGGCCGGTTTGAACATCACCATCCATCGCGCCCTCGGGTTTATAACCGGATGCGTCGACCCGTGTACTTGGATCAGCGCGCACGAGGCGCTCGGCCTTGGATTTGGCCGCCGAGCGGGCGGATTCGGACATGGTGCTCATGAGTGCCTCACAGTGTATCGCCGGAGCCTACTCCGGCCCCAACCCTTTATCTACTGACTGGATGATCCGATTCGTCTTCTCGCCCACTTTCTCAACGCTCACCTGCTTGCCCGACTCGCCCTGCGTTGGCGCACGGATTACATCGGCGGCGAGTCCGATCGCGGTTTCGCGCTCCTTCGCTTGGCGGTCCAGATCGCGATTATGGTCTTCGGTGGCGGCTTCCTTCTCGCGCACCGCGACCTCGCGCGCGCGGGTCTGGGCATCCATGAATTTGGTCTGCGCGTCGATCATATCCACATGCGAGATCGGCTCCGGACCGGCGACGCCGGTGGGTTTTTCGTGCTTGGGTACGTAGTGGCCTGTATCTACCTTTGCCGTTACATCCTTATCGCGCGCCTGCGCCTCGACCATGCGCGCCTGGGCCTCGGTGGCTTTCGCGCCGGCCTCGGTCTTTTCGTTCGCCATCTGCGCCTGCATCTGGATCAGCTGCGGCGGTGGATTCTGGCGCGCGGCTGGCGGCACGAAGAACTCTTCCGGATTCGGCCAGCCGATTGCCGCCAATACCGCGGTATCGACCTTGATCGGATCGTACAGACCGGTTTGGTTCGCACCCTGCAACTGCTTGAGCGCCATCACCTTCATGAGCCGCTGGCCGGTGGAGCTCGTGTTCGGGTCCGCCTGGGGCACAAGATCGCAGTTATTCAGCGCGGCGAGGAACTTCGTCTTGTCCCACGGGGTCTTCGACTTGCACCCGCGTCCGTACAACGTTTCGGGGTGCTCCTTGAACTCGCGCTTCAGGAGCTGGAACTCTTCGGCCTGAGCGGCGTGCATGCGCTTGTGTACCGCGTTCATGACCTTGATCGCCTGATCGATCATGGCCATCACGGTTCCGACTGGCACATCCGCGCGGCCCTCACCCACCTGGACTTCGGCCGTACCCCCAATGCGTCGGCCTGTTTCGGCCATGTCCTGCACGAGTTGCATGGTCGCCGGCATCTGCTGCGTGCTGTAGGGCAGCGGCATGACCGCTTCCTTGATCGGCACACCATTGGTCTTGATCGGCGCGCCACCACCCGGGGGCACGCGGAAAATGTTCGTGTTCTGCCGCCCACCGATGTCCTGCATGAGGAAGCCGGGGAAATTCGCATACATGCCGCAATCGAGCATCTCGCGCCACGCCGCGGTGATCGCGTTCGTGGTATTGCCCAAGATATGCAGCAACCCGATGTCGTAGAACCCGATGCCGGGCACGAACGGGAACTTCACGAAGCGCTTGCGCGCGGTCGGCAACGGATCGTCCGACTCATCGTAATTGCGCTGGATCCGCAGCACCTCGCGCGAGGACGTATCGAGCGTAACGACGTACGGAATCTCAAGGCCGGTGATTTTGCCCTTGTGCTTGTGCTCGAAACCGGCGATGTCGAGCTCGCAGTACACCTCGTAGATCTCGCGTTCGCGATCGCCCGGACGCAGGCTCTGACTCTCGCTGATGCCCTGCTGGGACTTCTCTTCCTGCTGGAGCGCATCCGACTGCGGTAGCTTCGCATCGCCCAATGAGATGTCGCGGTATACCCCGAGGATCTGCATCCGCTTGACCACGCTCGGCCGCATCATGGAGCGGTGCGTCACGCGCTGTGCATTGGCGAGATCGGTTGCCGACTGATTCACGATCAGGTCGTCGGCGTCGACCGATTCGGATACGGGGCGGCCGCGCAGCGGGCAGGTGTAGACCTTCTTGAAGCCGGTGCCCCCGAAGCCCGTCATCAGCAGCATGCGGTCGGTGTCGGGGTAGTACTCGGTCGCGACCGCGGTCAGGTAGTGATTCAAGTCCTGCTCGAGCGCGGTGGCAATCTGATCCTCGACCACCGATGGAGTCGTGTCGTCGTTGCGGATCTTGACGGGGCCGTCGGTCGGAAGCAGTTCACTGCGGGCGTTCGCTTGAAACCGTAGAACAGCCTCCAGTAACAGAGGATGCCGGACTTTTGACATGCCCTCGACGGGTGCGCCATCGCTGGCGCCCTGGACATTCGGTAGTTCGATCTTGAGACCGAGGAGCTTCACACCCAGAGCGCGGTCCTCGATCCATTCCTGCCGGGACTGGAGGTCATCGGCCACGCCCTGGAGCAATTCTTCGCAGATGCGGGAGAGTTCGTCGTGCGAAATGCGCTCGGCCAGGTTGCCGAACCACTCGAGCGGTTCCTGATTTGCGGGCTCACCCAGCGGGCGACCATCCAGCGATACCGTCACCGTGCCGTCGGCGTGCTCGATTTTGACGATTGCGCCTTTGTCGTCGGTGATCGGGAGGTCGTCGCCCTCGGTTTCGACAATGACTTGAACCGGCTCGGGCGCGGTCGGGTCCGGGGCGCCGACGAGGCGCAGGTTGGCGTTGGAGAGGCCGGCTAGGCCGGTCACCGCGACGCCTCGAAACTGCGGCTCAGCTCATCCCGCTGCCTTAAGAGAAAGTCCTGAATCTGATCGTACTCCGCCTGCGTGATTTTCCGGTCTGTTGCGAAAACGTCGGTACCGATATTCCAGACTTCGACGCGGCCGGTTGGCAGTTCCATGATGGCGTGGCCGCTCACTTCTTCGCCTTCCTACGCGCCGGCTTGTCGAACATGAACAAATCTGGATCCCGCGAGCAGATTGCCATGTCAGCAATCGATTCAGGGCTGTGAAAAATCCGCATGCCAGCAACTTCGCCCCCTTCGTGAAACCCTTTCTTCTGGAGAGCAAGCCGAAGTGAGCCATTTACATGAAGCACGGTCGGCGGGAATCCGCACAGCTTTTCGTACCCCTGACGCGCTTCGATGATGCGTCGGATCAGGTCCGAATTCGGGTCGCTGGTGAAATTGGGGGCGGTCATGACGGTCATTTGAACGGGTTCAAATCAGCCGAATCCACCGGCTCATCGTCGACCGGCATCTGAATCTTGCCGTCCATGAAGTCGGTCAGCCACTGTCCAAGCCGTTTTCGGCTGGCTTCCTGTTCCTCGGCAGTCGGATATTCAGTCACGCCAACCTCGCTCGAGGCACCGACGAGACCACGCCCGGCAGCCGCTGGGCCTCCTGGCAGAACAGCTCCATTCCTTTCATAGCACAACTGTCCGCCGCCGACTCCACATCCGCCCCCCTGGGCCCAACCACGTTGTACACGCGACGGTACGCATGCGGATATTCCCCCATCACGGTCACTTTGAACCGGTACGGCCGCTCCGCCAGCGAGGCCAGCTCCACAGAGGCTTTGCAGCGCGGCGTCAGGTTCGGGAGGGTCTCGATCATCGGCTTAGCTTACCCCATGGTGGCTCAAGCAGGGTACAGGGGCTCGTTCTGGCGTCCGGGGTAGACTTTCCGCTCTTCATTCTCGGCCTCGCGCTCAGGCTGCCGGACCAGAAGGCCCATGTCGCGGAGTTTTCGCAGGCCCATGGAGGTGAGATCGACGTACTCGTCGTGGGCGCCAGCAGGGAACTGGCCCACCTGCTTGATGACTTTGTCAGCCCATGGCCTATCAGGCGCATACACGATGCCTTCAGCGAACAGGTGCTGCACGGAGTACAGGCGCGCTGCTTTGTCCTGACTCTTAGGATCAAACAACTCCACGCCGAATCTCTCACGGGTATAGAGCCTGCGTATTTCCTGGGCTACGCTGATGCCCGAAGCCTTGTTCTCGATGACCAGCAAGTCAACTTTATAACGGATGCACGTGTCTGCTACTTTGGTCACGAGATCATGCAGTTCGAGACGCTGATCCCACGCATAGCCTAGCAACACTTTTGGAGCGTACTCGGAGTACGTGTTATCCATCATCAGGGAATTCCCGTTGGAATCCAAGATTCGTGTAGCACCGTATGGTCTATCTTCGGAATAGATCATCCAGACCATCATGCCTGACGGATCATTGATCTCCTTAATCGTGTAGGCTGTGTCAACAACACCCAACACAAAATCAATATGCTTTGGATACTCATCACGATCCCATTTGATCCACCATGCGGACTTGATGATTCCGCCACCCTTGGGTTCCGGGCGCTGTTGGATCTGGCCCGCGAAAACATACGGACCCATTGTAACTTCTAACCGCTTCAATGATTGATCGCTGAAACGTTCGGGCCATAGCAGTTCGCCCGGCTCTGTGCGCGGATCTTTCCAACCTATCGACGTATGGAATGAGCGTTCTGGCTCGTAGCGTCCTGGAAGGCAGAGGTGGGTCCAGCCGTCGGCCTCGTGCTCCAGGATGTGGCCGGTGAGGTCGTCTTCGGCCAAGCGCTGTTGGATGATGATCCAGGCGCAGGTTTCCGGGTCATTGGCCCTGGTGGGCATGGCTGTAGTCCACCATTCGATGGTGGATTCCATTGTTGCCTCACTAGCGACATCGTTCGCGGCGTTTGGATCATCGATGATTATGCAGTTGTGAACGAGTATTCCTTCAGCAAAGAAGTTACTCGTTTTTTCAACCTCGATGTCATAGACCTCGTGCGTTCCGCCGCTATGCCTGGAAACTTGGGCGATTTGCGAAGCATGCCAAGGTGGTGCATATGATGACACCTCTCGCAGAGCGTTATCAGATTCTCCGGTTTGTTGTTGAGAGGATTCTCGTCGATATGGTGCACTTGCAAAGAGGTGCGTGGGCGATAATTCAGCCTGACTTTCTTGGCCAGATTCCCGCAGTCCGCGCAACAGTGATCGTCCCGTTGACGGATTATCATGCGCATCGCGCGGAATAGATTTGAGTACGCCGCGGGCCCGCGCTCCGATCGAAATTTCGAATTTCCCGATCCCCGCATCCGTTTCGAATGTGCATCGTCGGCACACTTCCGCGAGCAGTACTGCCGGCTTGTCCCAGATCTTGGAAATTCGGCGCCACAAAACTTGCAAACCTTCGGGCCTTTTCTCGCCCAACTCCCTATCTCTGGTTTGCACTCGTTCGAACAATAGCGCTGATGCCTGTGCAAAGGTCCTTTGCCACAGCCCTTGCAAACCCGATGTGAATTTTTGAAGGAATGATGCTCTCCGCAGCATTTTTTCGAACAATAGGCGTCGCGGCTCCCCTGTTTCAGCGCTTTTCGTACCCAGTATAGATGTCGATCCGACTTCCCATCGCAGTTGTCGCAGATCAGATGAACAGTTTTTATCATCTGGCCATTCGACAGTTTCGTCACTGACAAGTAACCCGTCTCCCGGCCCCATTTGATCAGCTCGGACAAACCCTTGTCCCGGCGAGTAGATTCTATGGTCTGGAGTACATTGGAAGGAATGTCCCGAAATTTCACGTACCGTGCAGAGGTCATTGCTTTTTCTTCTCGCAGTTGCTTTTATGCGAGATATTATCACCTTCCCCCGTTGTAGGTCGAATGACAGAACCGGATCACCAGGGCAGAGAAATTCTATCGGCACTTCTCCGGTTGGCGTAGATACGAGAGTTCCGGCTACGAAACAATTTCCGCCTTCTCCGGTGACGCCTGCAGAGATGGATGTAATCAGCCGTTCGCCTCCTTTGCTATTGGCAAAACGGCTCTTAGTATTCTGATCGGACGTTAAATCGAAACGACTGCCCCATCTTTTTTTATACCAGACAGACTCGATGAGTCGACGACACTTCACCGAATCACGCAAACTCAACTTGTCGGCATATGATGCGTACAGAAATGGAACACTCGGACCCGACACCGGGGCCGCCGTTGGCTGAGCCCACACCCACGCCGGAAACGCAACAGACAGGAGCAAACTTTTGCAATGCCGTGGAGGCAGATTGATAATCAACCGACGGATATCGCCATCGGCAATAGCCTGCAGGTGCTCGCAAATCGCATGAAGGTGCCACCCGTCGGTGAACGGCGCGGGATCCATGTAGCGCCATGCGGATCTCAGAAAAGCATGAAGCGATTCCTCGCAATTGATCCGATCAATGTCGAGAAGCTGGGCCTCGCGGTCGATCTTCGATAAATCAAACGTCATTCAGCGATCTCGGCATCCTCCCCGTCAGCCGACAGCATACCCTGAGCTACGCCGCCATTCCCAGCCACGCCGCCGTTCATTTCTTCCCGCAGCATCGCCTCGAGCTGCATCCGCTTTTCCACCGGCCAACTGGAGGTGTCGATCACGTTCTTCGCCGGTGGATCGCGCAGGTCTTCCATCTTCACTTGCTGGGCCGGCGGTTTCCATTCCACGCCCCCGCGCCTCGCCAGGATGTCCATGGCCGTTTTCGCCGCCGCCGGATCGGTTGTGGAGGTCCCGATCCGGATCGCGTTCGCCGCCACACTGGCGATCACATCGGCCTGACCGAGTTCGTACTGGTCGCCGTAATGCACCTCGAACATGTGCGCAGTGAGCTGCAGCATCTTCGCGGCGAGGTCGCGCGGGAGGCCGAGCATACCGAACATACGCGCCTGAGTGGCGAAGACGGGGGAGGGGTGCTCGCCTACAGTGCGGAGCAATTCGATCCGGTCGTTATGCTCCCGCTCGGACTGTTCCAGACGCTGACGGAACCAGGCGGTGATCGTCTCGCGTTCGGATTCGGGGGTGACGACGGCGGGTGGCGGGGCGTCGTCGTCCCTGGGAGGCTTGGGTTTGCGGGGACGGGCCATTTAGGCACGCAATTGTTCTGCGCGGGTATCCGGCAGCATATGCATCAGGATCATATCGCGATATGCCCTGTTTGGTGTCAAACCAAAGCCCAGACGCATACAGTGGTTACATGCACACTTCCACAGGTGTCCATACTTGACTAGATGAGGTTTTGCTCGACGTGTCAGATTCTTATCAGGATCATCACGAAGTCGACGACGTCTCACGCCATTACCTCATATTCCAATCTACCCAGACTCATATTCGCCCGATTCGTATGATAGTGCGCGCAGATCGGCACACGGAACAGCCTGCAGAGCAGGATCGGCAACACGCCGCGCACCCGATCGCCGCGCGAGGCCACGATCAGATGTGTCACGAGCGGCCGGCGGGCTATCACCAGTGCCGCGGTCAGTCTCGCCAGACTCCGCGCGTACAGTACCCAATCCCACGCGCCATAGCAGTGCTTGATCGGCAGCAGTCGCGACTCCGGCATGCGCTCGAGCAGCGTTCGGGTGACCGACGTCACACCGCCAGTGAGCTTCGGGTGATACCCCAGTATCAGCACACGATAGTCCACCACCGGCCTGCGGGGGCGCAGATCGTCCAGATCCATCAGGGCTGCGATGTAGCCTACAAGGAACAGGGTGCCCATAAAAATCACGATCGACAACAGAATCCAGCTCATGTGTTCGTTACTCCAAAGACAGTCAGAATCATCGCATCCGGTCCGATCGACACCATCGAGGCTGTCGGCTTGGGTCCATTCAAACTCGCGTAGTTGGCCCAGGCACTCAACTCACGGAGAAATTTGCCACTTCCCCGGGTGTGATTGTGTCCACATATGTGATCACGGCAGTCGCTTTCGAAACCGCATTCCCGAGTGCGTCCGTGATATCCACGTAGTACGTGGCGCCGCCGGTGAGCGTCACTTTCAGGTCATTCACCGCATCGACCTTGATGTGCTTCGAACCGTTTGCGTTGGTCGTCGCTGCCGCCAGATTCGCCGCCGGCACCGGGTAACTCTTCACCGGCGGATTCTGCGTGTCCAACAGGATGTTGAATGTCAGGGCGGATACCTGCGCGGGAGTCAGCTGAACGGTATTGCCACCTGGATCGGTGCCAACGAGCGGAGTATCGAACTGAATAATCATGGAATGTCCTCGGGTAAGTTAATCAACCGATCGGGGTCCGGGCGGAGTGTCAACATCGATTCCATCATGTCGATCCGGGCGCGCGTCTGGCGGATGCCTTCGCGCAAAACCGCCGTATGGGCATCGGGTCGCCGGGCGGCGAACCATTTATCCCACAATTCGGGCGTGAAGCGGATACGTTTCGCGACCTTTTCAGGGATGCGGGCGGTATTCCATGGCGCGCGGCTCATTTTTTCACTCACGTCCACCCACCTTCGGTATCACCGCCTGAATGTCATACTTCGCCCGCCCCGCGCCCACCGTGCGCATCCAGCGCCCGCGGCGCTCCAGGAGGCCGCGTACGTATTCGTTCGTCGTCTGCTGGCATTCCCAGGCTTCGAGCTCCAGCGCGGTTTTCAGCGCGGTCGTCATGGGGATGTGCAGCGTCGCGGGATGGGCGGGGCTACGGCGCGTCGCCATATTTCTGCCTCAGGCGCCGGTATTCCAGCCGATCCCTCGCTTCGCGCTCCTGCTCACGTTTCTGCTCACACTCCCGTCGCGTCGCCTGCCAATCAGCATATTCCTGCGATGTCCAGATCCCGGCAGCGACGTACTGTTCTGCTTCCTCTTGCCTCGGATCTTCATCCAGCTCCCAACATTCTGCCGGGCATGTGTAGTCCCCGCTCGCGCCCAGTGCGGCATAGGTTCCGTCCGTGAACGTCAGCACCAGGCGCTCGGCGACCTCGTGGACGCCTTCGATAGTCAGGCCGACGAGTTCCTCTAGGGCCATGCGGGCGGTTCTCATATTTCGACCCCTTCCTCACTCTTCACTTTCCGCCCCACCGGCCAGTTCCCCAACGTCAGGCACCGCGTCACGTATCGTGCCGCCTCGGTCGCGTCCGCGAATGTCGCCACCCAGGCGCCGGCGCCTTCGACGCGCGCACCGCGCTCACTTTGAACCACCCGCAATGACTCCGGATCGACATTCATACCGTCGCCACCCGCAGCACGATCACCAGCACCATCACGACCATGAGCCCGAACACGGCGCCCGTGATACCGCGATCCAGCGCACGCTGACCGACCGGACTCCAGAACCATTCGAACACGCCGCGTATGAACAACCCCGAGATCCAGAGCAGTTTCCAACACAACCACGTAATACCTAGGCTTACGGGGATGATCCAGAGTAGGGACAGCATTATCGTGTTCCTCGGTACATCGGCCACGCACGCCGCCAGCGCCGGTTTGCCGCCCAGTGCAACCCAAGCCCCATTCCCGCGCCGAGCACTGCATTCCACGCCGTCGCCACCGATATCGGCCAGGGCCACGGAACCAAACGCCCGAGCAACACGCCTACAGTGAAGCAAATCCACGTCGTGATCCGGTTCATTCCTACACTCACGTCAACCCCCACCGTTTACCCGCAACATACCGCATCCGGCAATACACCGTGGAATCCAACTCACCCGAGCGCTCAAACCCCGCTCTCAGCGCCCGCACGTTCCGGTGAATCCACTCCACATACGCCACCGCATCCAGGCGCGTGTCGGACTCCAACTGTCGGCGGAACGCCATGTACGCCGGATCCCGTGCGGTCACTTCTTTCACTGCCGCGTCTCCCCCTGCGCCAGATCCATCTCCACCGCCAGGTCCTCCTCGTCGATCTCCTCCAGGACGAGCAGCATCGCCAGACACGTCTCATCACTCTCACTGTCGCGTCCGATCATGTCGCGCAGCATGTCGGCGATCGTGTTGACACGCAGTTGGGACTCGGGCGGTAGTTCCGCGAGGTCGGCTTCGAGGGATTCGGTGACTGGGGTACTCATTGCTCCAGCTCCCCGGCCCGCGCCCTCCCATCCGGATTGCTCACGCGCGCCTTGCGGTCAGCATCGCTGCGCTCGATGGCGTCGTTCCACGCCTTGTCCAACTCCTGAGGAGATTTCCGCCGGCGCACGAAGTCCTCAAACGTCGGCGGGTTGACTGTGTAGGCGCACGCCTTCTGCCATTCGCGCTGGAGTCTGCCATGCTCGCCAGCGGTCAGTCGGATATCCGGCTCATCGATGATCACGATCGCCATCTTTTTATCCCTCGCTCCACGGCGTCCGCTTATCCATCTCCTCCCGCACGATCTCCCGGATCCGCAGTTCTACCGGGCAGCCGTGCGCCTCACCTGTCACCACCACCGCGTGACACAGCACGCAGCGCCAGGCGTCCGCGCTCGTGGGCAATCCCATCTCGACTGGCTCGGTCATTTGAACACCTCAAGATCTTTGTCAAAGTCCCGGCCGGCCGACAAGGCACGCTCCCGGTATTCAGACAGGAATTTCTCCGGATATTTCATCGGCTTCCAGCCCAACCGGCCATGACGCAAGCACATCAGCCGCACTGCAGCCGCTGATTCTGGGAACCATCCGCCATCGCGTACCAGGCAATCCATCTCATTATCAGGATCGAATGGCTCCTCCCATTCCGGTTCTTCAATCGGAGCCGGCTTCGTCACTGGCGTCACAGGCGCCTGCGTCGCCACCGCGAACGACGGCATCGACTCCTCGGGCGGCGCCTTGTACCCAACCAGCTTCTCGACCGCCGCGCGCACCGCGTACTGCATCGAACTACCCGCGCGCACGCACCATTTGTCGAACTCAGCGTGCAGCTGCCACGGCAACCACACCTTTAAGGTCTTGCGGTCCACCGGTCTTCGTTGCCTTTGCCCCATCTTCGATCCGTTATTTCATGAAGTGGGGTAACAATGGACCACGTTGTGGGGCGTTGTCAAGCGGCAGAGGGACTAATGTTTCCCCATAATGGTCCCAATGTTTCACCACTATATGGGGCGTTTAACCCCTCACCATGGTGCATTCAATAGGACATCTTTAGGGCATTAATGGGGCAACATTGGGGTATCTCTATCCTCGATTTCTCTGTCGGCTATATACTGATTTGGGGCACAGCACCGGTACAACCGGGTCCTCTTTTTGACATAAGGGGGCTCCCCGGGGGTCGACATGCCTGCCACGGCCGGCGGAACCTTACTACCCCAGCGAGCGCACCTTTGGGCAGCTCCTGGAGCACCAGGCGCAGCCTCGGAGTGCCTTCAGTGCTGGGTCATGCCCAACGCCACCTGGTGATGTACTCAATCGCCGCTCGCATGAGGTCTGGCTTATCACGGAATGCAGCCACACCGATGTTGCATGTGTGACATAACAGCCCTCGCACACAACGCCCACAAGAGCGCTTGCCCGCGCAGCAGCCATGATCATGGTCAATGCATGCGCATCCCTTCCTTGGGCCGCGTTTCCCTGTGGATTCGGCCGTATAAGCTCGAGTGATGCCTTTCTTGCAGACAGCACAACAACCTCTCTGCTTTTCGTATAACTCCTCGTACTGTTGGAATGTTAGGCCATGCATTCTCTGCAGGTTTGATCGAGCGGTCTCCATTCTTCCTGTCACGGTTTTGCGCCGCGCTCGTTGATATTCACGACTCCATTCTTTCGAGCCGATCGGATGTTCGGAGGTGAAATTCGGTACGACTTTATATCGGGGCATTTTTCAATCACTTACACGTCCAGTTAATGAGTACTAGTGTACTTCTTCAATGAAATCAATGGTGCTAGTTTTACCATAATATACATTATGCGTATTTCGTGACTGGAGAATGCTGCCTATGCAAGGACCAACTTGCGAGGTTTGGATTTCGCGGCGGTGAGAGCGCGGCGCCACCACTTATATCCCCCTCATATCAACCCGATTGTTTCACCCGTGATCCACATTGACTCGCCGGTGAGACAGTTGGAGTAGTACGCAATGCGTATCAATAGATACATCATACGTCACTGACTTACGTCACTACTAAGTATATGATTATTATATTCTTTTGATACATGATGTAAGATGATGTATATAAATAGAATGTCTGGAGAAGGATTGAGCTAGCGACGGCCACAAAGGATCTCTGCTACGTTGGCCGCACCGTAGAAAACACACGTCACTGAACGTCATTCATCAATAAGCATTTCAATTCAATGGCTTATTGAAAAGTTACGTCACTGACATCAAAAAAGTTACGTCACTGAGAAAGCATATGGCCGAGCTAAAGCCCAGGAAGATTATTCAGATAGCCACCGATGGCGGGGAATACGGCACAACGGTTGTTGCGCTCTGCGATGACGGCACGCTATGGGAATCGTTTCCGATGCGCACCGAGAAAGGCTGGGATCGTCAGTGGCGACAGTTGAAGCTGCCGCCGGGAAGTGAACCAGGGCACTAGAAGTGAGATAGGCGGCGTTAGCGCTCGATCTTCTTCCAGAACCAGTGATAGCCGTCGCGCTTGGGTATCCAGTCGTGCGCCTTGAGGATGTCGTTGACGCGGATGACTTCTCGCCGGGTCTGCTGATGAGGCGGCAGGTCGAGCGCCTCCATGATGCGGCTTGTCGTGCAGTCCTCAAGTCCTTTTAGTTGTCGGGACCAGAGCCACTCGGCGCGCTCCAATATCTTGGGCGTCCAAGCATCTGAAAACACGCGTGCGTCCTGCTCGGCTCTCGCACTTGCAGGAACGTCATACCAATGCTCTCCTTCTCGATAGCATTGGATGGCTTCGGCGAAAATCTGATCACGTTGGTGTGCCAAGAGGTCGATATCGATGCTTTTGCAGCGTAATGGCCAGAACCGGCGTTTGCCGCGGCGCTCCTGCAGATAATCATCGGTCTCGCTGGTAGCCGCGAACACCGTGGTTCGCTTGAACCGCTCCGGTTCATGGCCATAGCTCTTGCGGAATTTGTCACGGGGCGTGCTCAGGAGAGCAATAACGCGCGCGTGATCGGCCTTATCGAAGCCGGTCATGTCAGGGATTTCGGCAAGCCAAACACCCTGCAAAGCATGCAGGAAGTCCTTGGTACCGAACTCCATCGGCAGCGCCTCGTACCATTCACCGCCGAGCGTTTCCAGGAACCTTGTCTTATTGAGCCCGGACAACCCCTCCAGCACGGGGATATTGTCCATCTTGCAGCCGGGCCGGTAGCCGCGCGCCACCATGGCGATAGGCCAGTTGCGTGCAATCGCAGTGGTGTAATCGGTGACTTCGACGCCGGCGCAGTCGAAAAGCCAGGTGTTGAGGCGCTCTTTTCCATCCCACACCAGCGAATTGAGGTGTTCAAGGAGTGAGTTGCGGGAATTGCACTCCGCTGCGTGGGTAATTGCGTGACGGATGAGTTCCATGCTGAATTTATGGAGCTTCAGCTGCTGCTGTACGGCAACCGTCATTCCGCGGGTGTCCCGGTCCGTCCAGGGTTGAGCGGGTGGACCGCGCAAAGTGTGATAGACCTGACCGCGGAACTCATCGAAAAAAATCCGGCCCTTGAAGTCATCGCACGTCTGGAGTGCTTTACTGGCATTTGACAACGTCACGTAGGGTTTGCTGTTGCCATCGCAGTCCAATCCCATGGCTGCCCAACTCACGGGAGCGCTAGCGAGAGGAGCAAAGGGTTTCGGCTCATCCGAGACGATGCGCGTTTCAGGTACGGGCGCTTTGACCGGATCGGCGGTATGCCCCTCCACAAACGCCCGGATCTCCGGCTCCTTCCACCCCTCCCCGATCGCGTCCCCGATATCCCAGCCGTCGGCAGCGCCGTTGGGGTTTACCACCTGGACGGTGCTGGCGATACTATGGAGGTGGGCGGCGATCTGGGCGGTAGCCCGTCGGCCAGCATCGTCCGCGTCGGGCCACAGCAGCACCGAGCGGCCGCGGAGTGGTTCCCAGTCAGTGTGGCGCCAGGCCTGCGCGCCACCGTACCAGGAGACGACAACGTAATCCTCGAGCAGCGGAGACGCCTGATCGGCGCACTTCTCGCCCTCGACGACCATGACGGTGGCATCGGGATACTTCGCGAGGTACTCGAGGTGATAGAGCGGCCGGGGACTGGGCCACGCCTTATTGACCCACGCGCCCTCGCGCCACGTCCAGGGGCTGAACTGCTTGCCTGAAGGCAGATCCCAGCGCTGCACGACCATGAAATCGCTGTAGCGGTGGGTATAGGTGGGCTCGCCGTTGCGCGGATGGGTCTTGATGGGGCCGGCATCCGGCGGGATGAGCTCGCACTCAGGTTCGGGCTCTTCGTCGGGCTGGTAAGGCAGCGCGCGCATGCCGGCCGGGGGCGAGCCGTTGAGGTCCGTGCCGAGCTGGCGCGCGATCTCTCGCGCTGCGGCGCCCATCGTGACGTGGAAGATCTCGGCGTAGAAACTGATGATGTCGCTGCCGGTCTCGGCGCCCGCGAAATGACGCCACTTGCCCGAGGTGACGTTGATGGACCAGGAATCGCCGATGCCGCCCTTGGCGCGGCGCTCACCGACCCATTCGCCGCCCGAGCGCTTGCCGCCGATCCAGTGGGGGAGCAGGATGGCGTGCGCCGCCAGGGCCTGCCTGGCGAGACCGTCGAAGTCGATCGACACGGGCGCTAGGCCGGGGTCGCGATGTCCGAAGGCGTCGAAGGCCGCAGGCGTCGCGCCCGCTTGCGAATGAGCTGCTCGATGACCGCCGACCGATTCAGCCCGGTGTCTTCGGCGAGAAGAACCAGTAGCGCGTGAGTCTCGAGATCTAGTGTGATCGTCATCGGGACGCGCCGGCCCTCCTTCAGGGTCTCGCGACGATTCGGTTGTGCCATAGAAGACCCCATTATTATGTGAGCGTGCGGACGTGCGTGCTGGACAGGCGCCGATCGTAAGGCTAGGCTTGGCATAATACAAGAGCAGGGGCGCGACGATGACAGAAAACAGTAGGCGCATCGAGAGCGCAACCTGCGAATTGAGATGGTTCGCACAAAATTATGAAACCAACGGCATGCAATTTCCGGGTCAGATTCGATTGCAACAGCGCTGGTGCATCAAAACATACAAAGACCATCCTACCGCGCCAGAAACAGCACCGCAGCAGGTTTTCATGGAATTCGAATGGCGCGACGTTCATACAGTGATTCAGAATCAAGTCACGAAATGAGTGTTGACACTAGTGTAACGCGGTGATACGGTTTGAATAAGATCGGAAACAGGTACTCGCTCACGTGACCACCACCCAATCCCGCGTCTACGAATTCATCGCGGCAAAGATCGCCGAAGGCTGCCCACCCACGTTGTGGGAAATCGCGCAGTACTTCAACTGGGCCTCGCAGAATGCGGCATTGACGCATGTGAATGCGTTGATTGCCCATGGAGTGCTGAAGAAGCTGCCGGGTCAGGCACGCGGTTTGAGATTGGTCGAAGTGCCGACGGTGCAACCCGCGCCCGTTGACGTGGTGAGTTCAGCGATGGAGCTCTGGAAATGACGCCAGTGCTGATGTTGGGAATCGGGCTGTTTGCGGGCGCGATTGCGCGCATGACAACCCTGATTTTGGCTGAGCGACGCAAGATTAAGGATCTGGAGGCCAGCTTGGCTCAGACGTGCGTGACGCCGGAGAAACCATGAAACAACTCCAATCCGGCGACCTCACCCCCGAAGACCGCGCCATCCTCAAGCGCGGCACGCGCCATCCTGAACTCGGCATGGAGCGTAAGATCCGCGCATTGATGGGGTACCAGTCGGATAGACAAGGGGCAGTGTTAATGCTTCTCGCGCAGGACATTGCGCAATTCGGCCCTACGGCGATCAATCTACACGGCATTCCCTGCCGCGGATGGAACCAGGAGTGACCAACTATGAGCGCCAGTGCTACTTCTGGCTGATGCGCGAATTGGGAAGAGAGCTCGGGATTCAGTTCGACACGCGTCCCGGTCCGAAACGAAAACTGACCGACGGTGAGGCGCGCGCGATTACAACGATCGTCATGAGCCGCCCGAAGGGTGAGCGCGAATCAATGATTGATCGGCTGGCCGAACACCTGCAGATAGGAAAAACCACAGTTAAACGGGCGATGGAGCCCTATAGGGGCAGGCCGGCGACGATCCGCCTCGCGTCCTCGACTGAGCGCGCAATGCCGGCTCGAGCGCCCAGTGACAGCATCGTTGAGATGTAGTTCATCTGTTCCGCAGTGGGGCGACCGCGCGCGGATTTGATCTCTAACTGCAGGTCGATTCCGACACGCTGGCCGACCATGTCGGGGGTGATGATGACGGAGGTTACGCCACCTAAGTCAGACATGCCTGGCGCACCGAGTTTGATAGCTCGGGGGTGGGCGAGTATTAAGCGGTGCGCATTGTGCTCGATGACCTGGCCTTGCCAGGCAAACCCGGCATTCTGTCTAAACAGACGCGTGCTGCCGTGTGAAAGCTCGGCCATGATGGCGGGGTAGAGGTCGAATTCAGTCATTCGCTAGGTCACTCACTACTGATTTCTCTTCTTTTTTAGCCATTCGGGCGCCATAAACATGTGCGGCCCAACCAGACTTATAACCTTTCCGTTTCTCAATCTCCAATAATGCCTCCAGCGACTGTGCACGCCCTTGATTCTGTCGTTCCCGACGCCTGGCGATCTCCTCGGGTGTTACCTCTTTGAGTTCACCAGCTTTCTCCGCGACCTCACGAGACTTGACCTCAAACGGTTCCCCGCAATTCGAACATACAGTCGCTCGGGAATTGGAGGCACTGAAACACTTTGAACACACCCGCACACTCGGTGCAGCCTTCTTTTTCCGCTTCTCGACATCTCCCTGCAGAGTCCACTCACGAGGCTCGTCGATCAAACCAAACTTGATCGTGCTCCCAACGTGGTCGAGAATGATTAGCTCTTTCTTTCCTGGAAACGTCCTTAGACCGCGGCCGACCTGTTGAATGTATAAAGCGAGCGATTGCGTTGGCCTCAACAGTATCACGCACTCAATCGCGTTGATACTGAGCCCTTCCCCGCACAGATCAACGTTGCACAACACTTTGATCTTTCCTGCCTCGAAATCGTCAATCGCCATGTCGCGTATTGAGTCATCCGTTTTTCCGTCGATGTGGAGAGCCGCATGACCTGCAGATCGGAATTGCTCCGCCACATGCTTCGAATGCTCGATTGAGCAACAGAATACGATCGCGCGCTTACCGTTGCATAGCCGTGTATATTCCTCCACCGCCGATCCTGTGATGGAGGGTTTGTCCATTAGCTGGACTGATTCGCCGATGATATAGTCGCCATGCCGAATGTGAAGGCCTGACGTATCCACGGTCGGCGGTGCGAAGGTGCGGAAGGGCGATAGGTACCCTTCAGCAATGAGGGATTTGATCTGTGTAGTCGCCACCAGAGCGCCGAAGTACTGGGCGAGTCCGCCCCCATCATTTCTGCAGGGACTGGCGCTGAGACCCACGATAAAGGCGCCCTGTATTTTGTTGAACACTTCCGTCCATGTATTGGCGCGGAGATGATGGCACTCATCGAAAATCGCGAAATCCGGTTTCGTTAGTTGATCAACTCTGCGGATGAGCGTACCGATACTACAGATCTGGACCGGTTTCCACGGCTGCATC